TGGTCGAGTTGTATTGCGTCTCGGCCTGGTTGATCCGGGCGTAGAGGCGCTGCTGCCGGTCGGGGTCGTCGCCCGCGATGCTCGGCACCCGCTCGCGCGCCGCGTCGAAGTCGGGGCGCTGGTAGGTTGGCGCCGCCTCGGTGTCGCGCTTCAGGCGGCCGGTGACCTGCGCCACGTAGCGGCTGACCGTCATGCCGTTGCCGTCGCGCTTGTCCTCCTTCCAGGGCGTCGGGCTGCCCGGAGGCGCCACGTTCCCAGGCCCAGAGAAGTAGGCCACCGCCACGCGCTCGGGGTCGTTGTACTGCGCTTCGTAGGCGGCGATGATCCGGCGGCCAACGGTGCGGTTGTGCTCGGGGTTGTCGATGTCCTCGCCGGGCTGCGCCCACTGCGCGAACGTGCCGGGCGTGATCTGCATCGCCCCTCGGGCGCCGTCCACGCTGACCTGCCCGTCCCTGCCGCCGCTCTCCTGCGCCATGATCGCGTCGAACATGGTGGTCGCGGTGCCACGCCCCGTGCCCATGGCCGAGGCGAAGTCCATCTGCGTCTGCTGCCGCTGCTGGTGCGGCCGCAGCGCCTGCGCGATCTGGGCCTGCGAGCCCGCGTCGAGCTTGGTCCGCACCCGGTCGTAGAGCGCGGCCGCGCCGTCCACGTTGCCGTCGCCGAGCATCTGGCCGATGATCTGCTGGTAGGCGCGGCCGCGGTAGCTGGCCGTCTCGGCCTGCACCGTGTTCTCGTCCCACCCGTGGATTTCGCCTTGCTGGCGCACGTAGCCGACGCCGGCCTCGACGTTGCTCTCCACGAGATCGGGCACGTTGCGGAACACGGCGGCCTGGTCGACCTGCACGCGCGCCGCGCCCTGCGCGCTACGCGACTGCCACACCTTGGCCTGCTGCGCGGCGTAGCGGCCGATGCTCTCCTGGTAGAACCCCATGCGCCGCGTCAGAACGGCGTCGAGCATCCGCCGCGCCTCGGGGTTCGGCATGGTGTCCAGCGCGGCCGTGCGCGCGGTGGCCATCCGCCCCATGAAGTCGTCCTTGGCGGCGACGGCCTTTTCACCTTCCAACGTGGCGAACTCGTTGTAGATGTTGGCCATGCCGGTGGCGGCGGTGCTGTCGCCGTCGCGGGCCATGGCCTCGTTCTGAAGCGCCTGTTCCTGGAGCGCCTGCTGCGCGAAGGCGCGGGAGCCCATCTCGACCTGCTGGCCGAAGGCGCCAAGGCCCGCGGCGATCGCGCCGCCCTGCGCGGCGGGCGTGCCGGCGAAGCCCGCGTCGAGATAGGTCTGCGGGCCCTGCGGGACCTGGCCGCCGGCCGCCGCCACGCGCGGGCCGGTCATGGTTGGCATGGTGGCCATGGCGCGTCCCTACTCGATCTGGACGCCGAAGATCGGCGTGCCCGTGCGGCGGTATTCGGAGATGAGGCCCTGCGTCTGCGCGACGCCCTTGAACAAGCCGCCGGCCGCGCCAAGCGCGCCGCCCACCATGGCGTCGCTTGACGCGCTGCCTGCCGCCCCTGCCTGCGCGTCGAAGTTGCCGGCCTGCGCCTCGTAGTTCGCGCCCTGCTGCCGATAGCCCGCGGCGCGGCGTGTCGTCTCGTCGCGGATGTTCAGGCCGGACCACATGCCCATGCCGGCGGTGCCCGCCGTGATGTCCAGCGGGGTGCCGCTGTTCACGTCGAGGCCACTGGCCGCAGCGGCGGTGCGCTGCCGGCCGATCAGTTCGCGCGTCTGCATGGCCTCCTGGTCGGCACGCGCCGCCCCAGCCGCCTCGGTCGCCTTGGCGTTGTTCTCCATGACGACCTGGTTGTTCCGGGCGATCTGCGCGTTCCGCTCGGCGACGGCCGCCTGGTAGGACGCGGCGCGGGACTGCGCCATGGCGTTCATCACCTGGCCGCCGACCGACGCGGCGGCGCTGACGATGGTCCCGATCAGCGCGACTTCGGCACCCATGCCTCTACCTCTCGTATCCGATGAACCGGCCTTCGCCGATCATCCGGTCCTCGTGCGGCGCGCGCCGGAAGCCGAGCCAGCGCACCCATCGGTGGTCACGTTCGTGCCCCCAGGCCACGGTCGTGACCAGCCTGCTATAGCACGTCTGCATAGCGTTCACGAACGGAACGGCTCCACGCGCGATGATGTGCGCCGGCCGGTCGACGCTGGCCGCCACGACGAACCACAAGTGCGCCTTCTCCGCGGCCACGAAACTGTCTACCGAGGCGCCCCACATGGCCGCCGGCTCCCCGTCGACCAGCGCGGTGGCGCAGTGCGGCGACCGGCTCATCATGGTCCAGTAGAGGACGAAGGGGTCGATGCCGCACAGCGCGGCCGTCTCCCGGTCCTCGCGGCGCAGGTCGGCCGCCAGCGCGCGAACATGCGCCTGGCATGGCGGCACGTAGGCGATCAGCCCGGCGTGTCGCCGACCGTCACTTCCGACACGTAGGCCAGGATCTGTGCCGGCATCGGATACCGCTGAAGGATGCATATGTGCCCCTGCGTGTCCCACCCGCCCGAGAGGTTGGTGTATGTGTCCTCGTAGCCCACCGGGTTCTGGCCGAGCGGCGCGCCGGTCCAACCCTGCGGCGCGGATCCGCCGCCGATCTGGAACTCGATCGGCTGGCCGTAGTTCTCGTCGCGGCGCTGCTTGATCTCCACCAGATCCTCGAAGCTGCTGCCAATGGCCAAGCCGCGCATGTCCACCGCGCGCAACGTCACCGACGACACGGTGCGCCGCCGCCCCTGGATCTGCGGGTCGGCCGGGCGCAGGGACTGGAACTGCGCCGAGAAGCCCTGGCCGGCGGTGATCGCGGTGGCGGGCTGCGGCAGCGTCACGCAGCCGTCGACCACCGGCTGCGGCGAGAGCACCGAACCATCGGCCACGATCTGCACGTCGCAGCCGTTCAGGTGCTCCAGGCCTCCGACGACCGACACCGGCGTGGTCAGGGACCACGAGCCGGTTGGCGTGGGGGGCAGCACGAAGGCCGGTTCGTTCGGCAGGCGCCCCGCGACCTGCTTGTCCATGCGGACCTCGATCAGCGCGGGCGGCCCGGCAATGTAGCGCAGCACGGTGCCCTTGCCGCCGCCCACGCGCAGCACCTTGCCAACGTCGCCGCTGGAGAACGCCGTGCCGCTGGTCTGGAAGTAGCCGAGGTTCTGCGCGCCGATACTGACGACGACACCGTAGCGGCCATCGCCCACGATGACCTGCGGGTTGGTGTATCCGGACCCCTCCGACACCAGCGTGGCCGCAGTGACGACACCGCCGCTCACGGTCACCGACACCGCGCCGCCGCTGCCGGTGCCGCCCGCGTCGATGACCTGGACGAACACGCCGGACGGCACGCCCGAACCGCCGGCCACGACGGTCGGCGCCGTCAGTGCGCCCAGCGTGAAGCCGAAGCTGGTCAGGGTGCCGGACGGATAGGTCAACGGGTAGCGCGCCCCGGCATCGACACACCAGGCCAGCTCGGGATTGCTCGGCACGTTGAGCGCGACGTTCTGCCCGAAGTCCCGGGAGGCGAACCGCTCCGTGAAGTAGCGGTAGCCGGTGCCGAAGATGTAGCGCCGGACAACCACATAGACCGCGTTCTCGAGATCCTCGGGGATAGAGCACACCGACACGAACTGGCCGTTGGTGTCGCTCCGCGTCCAGCCCACCACCTCCTGCTCGCGCACGTAGCACAGGGTCAACAGGATGCCGTCGTCGCGCACCGCATGCACCAGCTTGAACGGCTCCGAGGCCCAGGCCCATTGGTGGAGGTGCCGGTTCTGGAACAGGTGGCCACTCAGGACCGACAGGTCCGCGCCCTTATAGATGTCCGAGAAGAAGTCGTACTGGAGGTCGCGAACGGCCGTCTCCTGCGCGGTGACGTAGAGCAGGTTGTCGGCCACGCGCAGCGGCTGGAGCTTCGAGGCCCCGGCAAATGTCTGCGTGCGGGCGTTCACCGTGGCCGGCGTTACCGGGGCCTGCTTGCCGTCGCCGCTGATGAGGAAGGCGCCCCCCGCCGTCAGCGCAATGACGCCGGTGTTCATGGGCGTGAGGGACAGGATGTCGTTTACCTCGCCGGCCACGACCGTGGCGGTGATGGCGTCGTCGGCCTGGACCGGGAAGGACACGTCGAAGTTGGAGTATTGGCCGGGCCGGCTCATCCAGAAGGTGCTTGGCCGGTTGATGCTGGCCGCGAACACCCGCCGCTGCTGGTAGAAGCAGACACAGCCCGGCTTGTTGAAGTAGTCCTCGGTGATGGCCAGCGTGGCCGTGGCGCGGCTGTAGTCGAACACGTCGGCCGCGGTGTCGGTCACCGTGAACTCCATGCTGCCGGCCGACAGCGACGGGTCGGTGGAGGCGTACACCAGGCACGGCTCCAGCGACACCAGCCCGGTCACCACGTTGGCCGTGGTGGTGCCATAGAAGGTGCCGGGCGTGCAGGCAAACACCCCGCCGCTGTTCCAGGTGTAGGACACGCGCGGGACGTGCAGCCCGGTGCCGCCGGTGCTGATGCTGACCGACGAGAAGTCGGCCTCCCACACGCCGCTGCCCACCAGCGTGAAGGTGTTCGCGAAGGCCAGGGTCAGGCCGTTGCCGCCCACGTAGGACGCCCGGTCCTCGATGATGGTGGCCTGCGGCGCCTGGTAGTTCTCGCCGCCGTCGACGATGGTCAGCGGGCTGTCGATCGCGCCGCCGGTGGTGACGGCCGCCGTGATGTCGCCGTCGAGCCCGGCGACATCCTGCACCTCGACGACCGGGTTGATGTAGCCGAACCCGGCGTCGGTCAGCGAGGTGCTGGTGATCGGGCCGCCGTTGAACGGGTCGCGGTTGGCCGGCGGGGCGATCGTGTAGTCGGCCTCGAAGTTGTTGTCGACGAAGGAGGTCGTCTCGGTCTGCCCGACCAGACCCCAGAAGTACGGCGGGCTGCCCTGGTAGCCATTCGGGACCGGCTGCGCCTTGTAGATGCGGTAGAGGTTGGCACCGTTCACCGCCGCCCAGGTGAGCGCGTTGGCCACGCCGTTGTTCTGATCGAGCGCGCGGTTGACCGTGGAGACGAAGGCGTTGCCGGGCGCCGACTGCTGCTGGCTGCCGGTGTTGTAGGCGGTGACCACGTAGGCGAAGAAATATTGCGGGTCGGCGGTGTCGTTCCCGAGCGCCGTCACCGCCTGGCTGCCCGGCATGGCCATGTCGGTGCCGAACGTCTCGGCGGTGACGGTCCAGTTCGTCTGCGACAGGCGGTTGATCGTGTAGACATCGTAGTCGCGGTGCGTGACCGTCATCACGTCGGCCGACTGCGCATACTTCAGGTCGAACAGGTCTTCGCCGTCCCAGGGATGGCTCACCCACACCTCGCGCGCCGCCGTGCCGCCCGAAATGTAGGCCGTCAAGGCCAGGGCGGTTACCAGCGCGCCGTTGATGTCACGGAGCTTCCACTGGTTTACGCCTGGGGTGCTGTCCAGCACGAAGGTTTGCCGGTTGACGCCGGACACGCCGTTCGCGCGCAGCAGCCCGACGACGCCCTCGATGTAGATGCGCTGGCCCACCGCCCATCCGGCCGCCGTGCTGCCGGTGAAGGTGAAGGTCGCGCCGGTGATGTTCGAGGAGCACCCGGTCATGGCGAGGCCGCCGTAGCGCACCGGCTCGCCGCGGTAGATGATCCGCATGATCTTGCCGCGCGCGGCGCTGTCCGACAGCTCCAGCACGTAGCTCTGCGCTTGCGAGAACACGAACGGGATCAGGCAGGGCGGGTCCTCGTCGGCCAGGGGCAGGCCCACGGCGACGAGGCTGGTGCCGGGACGCGAGAACTGGCCGCCGCGGAAGTCGACCCAGAAGTTGCGGCTAACAGCGGTGCCGGTCTGATACTTGCGGAGATCGACCTGCCCCGCCAGGCGCGGGTCGATCTCGCCGGCCGTCAGGCTGGTTTGCAGGACCGGCGCGGGCATCACATCACCAGGAAGGACGGGGTGTCCCAGTAGCCGGAGTAGACCGGGCCGGTCCAGTCGCCGGCATAGCCGCGAACGCGGATCCAGTCGGGCACATGGTTGTCGATCGTCAGGCCCTCGTTGCCGTCATTGGCGCGGGCGACGTTGATGGTGCCCATGGCGCCCTGCGCCCACCCCTTGACCATCTGCGCCAGCGCGCGGTCGCCGGTAATCGGGATGGCCACGCGGGCGGCCAGCGCGTCGATGAACGCCTGCTTGAAGGACGGATCCCACAGCGCGACGTTCTCGATCCGCTCGATCCACACCCCGATGGCCTGGGACTGGTTCGTCGCGATCGCGGTCATCTTGTTGCCGGCGTCGGACGTGTCGCTGTAGACCTTGAACCGCGCCGCCTGCGTCGAGACGGGCGGCACCGGCACGTAGCTCGGCACCGAGAAGATCGGCGTGCCGCTGACACCGCCCGGATTGACCTGCGGCATGACGTAGCGGAACTTCACGCACTGGTCGGGGTAGTAGTAGCTGTAGAGCCACGGAACCGGCGGGTAGCTCGGCAGCCATGTGGGCGACCCGCCGGACGGGTTTTCCGGGGTGCCGGGCGCCGCCTTGAACAGCGTCAGGTATTGGCTGACGGTGGCGAAGTTCCACGGCGCCGCGCGCAGGAGCGCGTCGAGGGTGTCGGAGTAGTACGTCCGCATGGCCAGGGCTTCGTTCGACCGCTCGTCGAACGAAGCGATGGTCGCCCGGGAGCCGATCTGCCCGAGCACCTGGTTGGCAATGTCGACCTCGCCGGGCACCGGCTACTCCTCGCGGATCAGGTCACCCACGTGTCGGCGGCGATGAGGCGATAGGTGGCGCTGGATGCGGCGGTGAGGGACACGCCCGTCGCGGTGGCCACGCCGTTGATCGTGCCGGGGTCGACCGCGAACACCTGGGCGTTCTTGGCGCCGTCATTGCGCACGAACACCGACTGCGAGTAGCCGGCGGTGAATGTCAGGTCCGGCAGCGCCACGCTGTCCGCGGCGGTCGCGCAGGTCGAGATGATGTTCACGGCCGCCGTCAGCTGCGTGGCCTTGGACTGCCCACCGCCGGCTGCGGCCGTGATCTTCGTGGCCAGCGAGCCGGCGAAGAACCCCGCTTCGGCGGTGCCGGTGACGGTGTAGGAGGCCAGGGTGAGTTCGCTGTCCTTCGTGACGTGCTGCACGCCCGCGACCTGCGGCGCCTCGTAGAGATTGTCCGGCGCCGTGAGAAGCGTGACGGTGCCGGCCGGATTGGTGGTGCTGGACATGCGGGCCTCCTACGCGAGAGCGCAACGGTAGCACACCGCGGCGCGAATTTCCATGCTACGTGGCGAGCGGTGTGGGGGGCGGCGGGGGCTCGGGGTCGTCGGCCAGCGCGTCCTCCAGCTTCTTGGCCAGGGAGTACATGACCTCGCCCGGCAGCTTGCCCAGGCCAGCCATGATGATCGCCCACTCGCGCCCCGAGAGGGCCACCGACTTGATCTCGTCCACCTTCATGGCACCACCGTCAATACGCCTGCGTTGCTGTAGAGGTCGCCGCTGTTCAGCCCGGCGGAACTGGTCGGGATGCCGGTGACATTGAGCTTCCCGTCGTTCAGCTTGAGGGTCGTCTGCGTCGGGGTCATCGTCACCACGAGCACCGGCGGCCGGAACACGGTGCCGCCGCTGTAGCGCGCGACCGGCGGCGGATACTGCGGGTAGTTGGTGCCGCCGCCGGACACCGTGATGGTCAGCGCCGTGTAGAGCAGCGCCATGGTCATGCCGGTGCCGGTGCCGCCAGTGTAGGTCTGCTCCCCAACCGGGAGCACACTGTAGTTGCCGGCCAGGGACACCCGCGCCTCGCGCACCTTGCCGGTGCCGTCCACCCGGATGACGGTGACCTGAGCGGCCGTTCCGAACGTCCCGCCCGTTTGCGTCAGCACCTGTCCGGCAGCGTAGCCGCTGCCGCCATTCGTCATCGAGAGTATCTGTTGCGCCGCGTGCGTGGCGATCGTCGCGGTCGCCGTGGTGCCGCTGCCGGGCGGAGCGTCGATCGCCACCGTGGGCACGCCGCTCGCCGAGTAGAGGCCACCGCCGTTGGGCAGCAGCGGCGTGATGGTCGCCACCACGGCGGTCTTGGCGAAGATGCCGTCGCGCGCCTGGACAGTCACACCGCTGGCCACCCGGAAACCGCCGTTCCCGCTGCCGTCGATGTTCATGTTCTTTGTGATGACCGCGGCGCGGTTGAGCGTGGCGCCGGTCATGTCGACCACATCGGCCAGTTCGTAGGTGCGGCTCGTCCCGGCGAAGTCGGCGCTCACCGGCTGCGTGGCGATGAACCGCGTGTCGGCGTTGCCGGACCAACCCACGACGCTGCCGGCGGCCAGGAAGATGCCCCATCCGACCGTGGAAAGGTTGTTCTGCGCCGAGCCCGCGACGAAAGCGGCGTCCTCGATCCACCCGCGCTGCGCGTGCCCGGTGGCCACCACACTGTCGTAGTGGAGAATGCTGGTCACGCCGCCGTGGTAGGCCACCCGCGCGTTGGCGCCGATGGTGGTGTCGAACTCGTGGCTGATGAGGGAGTTGACGTGGCCGCCGGCCCCGTTCGTCGCGGTGACGATGCTGTTGCCGCCGAACAGGTTGCCCTTCAAGGCGCCAGGGACGCCGCCCAAGCCCGCCTGCGCGCGGGCGATCAGCGCGCCGGCCACGTGGAAGTCGCCGTCATTGGCCGACACCAGCGACGCGATGTTCAACCCGGCCGAGAGCGTCGTGCGCCCGCGCGTCGCGCCGGTGGCCAGGTTTTGGTAGATGCGAACGCCGCTGGCCCCTCCGGCCACGGTGTCGGCCATCTCGAACTTGAAGAAGCCGTCGACCGGGCTGGCCACCGTGCCAGAGAAGATGCCCCCGGCGAACCACGGCGAGAACGCGCTGGCGCCGGGATAGCTCGTGCTGGTGCGCATGTAGACCGTGGTGCGCGTGTCGATCGAGGCGCGCACGGCCGGGCTGCCGACGAACAGCTTTGTGGTGTTGAGGTAGCCGAGGCCCTTTCCGAGAACCTTGGCGTCGATGTCCGTCAGCGCCCCTTCGACCGTCAGCGTCGGATAGGTGCTCGACCCACTGGCCGAAAACCACTGCGGGAAGTTCGGGCCGAGCAGAACCGCGCCGGTCCCCTTGGGAACGATGCCGATGGACACGTTGGCGTCGGTGGTGCTGCGCGCGCTCATGAGCACCGGATGGCCGCTGTCCGCGCCGTCGAGCGTGATGTAGTTGTCGTACATCCCGCCGTCGAGAATGACTTCGGTGCCAGCCGGGAGCACGGTGTTCACCAGGTCGGTCGGCGGCAGCCGGGTGCGAACAACGCCGGCCCAGGCGGTCAGGTTCACGGCGTCGACGCTCATGGCCGCCTCCTATGCCCCGGAAATCGCGGCGCTTGGCGGCCCGCTGCTGATGACCTGCGGGTAGCCGAAGCCGGCCGGAACGGCCATGCCGCGAACATCGGAAGTCGAGGGCGCGACGTAGTGAACGCGGCGCACGGCGCGCTGCGTGCCAACCCACGGATCCATCGCGAGGCGCTGGAACTCGTGCGGCGCCAGCGTGCGGTTCCACACGCGCAGTCCCGCCATCTTCCCGTTGAACAACCGGCTACCAGAGCTGTTTCGACCGATCCAGTAGCCGGACAACGTGGCCTCGGGAAACCAGCTGGAGACGTTGCCGGCGCCCACCACGACGCCCCCCAGGTAAAGCTTTATGTCGCGAGAAGCGTAGTTGTACGTGCCGCCCACTGCCGCCCATCGGCTACGGATGTCGGTAAAAGCTGAACTGGTGACGGTGGCTCCCGCGTTGTTGGACGCCTCCATGACTAGGGTCGTGCCGCTGTTGCATTGCAGCAAGTAGCGCGCGTTGCCATCCGACACCGGGATGGACGCCACCAGAACATTGCTCGTTCCGGCGCCTGCGGCCAGGCATATCCAGCCGTGGATTGATACATCCCGGGATATTGTGTACGGCCGGGTGACCTGCGCGTTCCCGGTGCTGTAGGTGGCGCAGCGGCCTACGAGGCCGAAGCCCCGCGTGATGCCCGAGTTGATGATGCCGTTAGCCCGCAGCGGCGACAGGTCGTAGAACCTGTTCCCGGCGGCTTCGCTCTGCGGCCAGAAGCCTAGAAGCGCGCTGTTGATCGGGTCGGCGCCGTCCAGACGAAGCCGGGCCTTGCCCTGCCGCATGTCACCCCACCGTCTGCTTGGTGGGCCTCACCGAGACGACGCAGCCCGTCGAGAGCGCGGCGCCCGAGGAGTTCACGATGATGATCTGGAAGCCGTCAGGCATGGTGTCGTAGAGGTCGGACAGGCGCATGGTGGCCTGTATGGTTTGCTGCTGCGTGGTGTAGGCGAGCACTCCGAGAGGATCGAGGTTGTTCGTGGTCGTCACGCCCGCGATGGTGTAGGTGCCCTGGCTGCCGCTCGGCAGCGTGGTCGTGCCGCCGTCTGCCTGGAGCCAGGTGGTCCCGCCGTCCGTGGTCACCGCCGCGCTGATGAAGACGTACACTGCCTTGTCGTTGGCGGGGGCCGAGTTGGCCATCGGCAGTTTCACCACGACCTCGTAGTCGAGCGCCTTGGTAGAGAGGTTGCTGACGCGATCGCTCTGCCACCCGGCCGTGGCGCTGCTGGCCAGGCTCTGGAGGTTGGTGACGGTGAGCGCGGAATAGGTGCCGTAGCTGAGTTCGACGGTGGCCATCAGGCGATCTCCCGCCGCGTCCAGGTGGTGCCGTCCCAGGAGGTCCCGTAGTTCGACCAAGCGTTGCGCGCGTCGACCTCGGCCTGCCGGCGCGCGTACGAACCCTCCAGCATGGCCAGCGCCTGCTCGTCGGTGACGCCCTGCGGCGCGGTCAGCGTGTCGACCACCTCGATGATCTCGCCAGACTGGAGCGCGGCCGTTTCCTCGGCGCTGGCGTCGATGTGGGCGCTGGTGGCGCCGGGGTTGACGTGGAAGCGGCGCCGCGCCTCGGGCACGGTCAGCCGGAAGGCCACGCGCCACGTCCGGTCGACGGACGGCAGGCCCACGCGGTCCAGGAGGACGATGCGCCGGATCATGTCAGGACGCCCGCTCGATAATGGTGGCGAGGTAGATGTGGCCGGTGGTGGCCGCATTGACCATGATGTCGACGCCCGCCTCCAGCGGCAGGGACGGGAAGCCCACAGTGCAACTCTGGCCGGGGGCGAGCGCAGCGAAATTGCCCGCCCCGTTGACCACGGCGCCATCGAAGCCGACGAACAGGTTCTCCGCCGTGGCAATACCCTGGCTCGTTGCATCCGGCGGGTTCTGGATGACGACGTAGAGGATTGTGTCGGTGGAGGGTGTCACGCTTTCGGCAACGCCGCCGGCAGTCAGCGCCGCACCGGCGCTGCTGGCGCTGAACTTGGTGGTCGCGGTGGCTACAGGCGAGACTTCGAGGACGTGCCGGCCATCGCCGTCGTCCACCGTGGCCAGGACGGCACGACGACCGGAGAAGTCATTGACCGGCAGGCCCGGCGGAATGGAGACCAGCGAGCCGGACATGCGGCGGGCTCCTTATCAGGCGGCGCGCGGCGGGGCGGCGGGCGCGCGACGAGGCGGCGGGGGCGGCGGGGGCGCGTCGGCCAGCAGTGCCACCGCAGGCTCCGCAACTTGCCGCGGCAGAGGCGCGGTGGGCGCCGGCACGGCCAGGCCAACCTTCGCCATCAGCATCGCGACCTGCGCCTCGAGCGCCCCGATCCGCACCAGCGCGTGCGCCAGCATCACGGGGTCGCTGCTCTGGCCGGCGTCGAGAAGGCCGGCGGCCTGCCGGTTCATCTCGCCGGCCTCGCCGCCGCCCGGACCGAACATGGCCAGCTTCATCTCGGGGCGCAGCGCAGCGGGCTTGGCGCGCTGGAAAGCCTCGCGCGCAGCGTCGTTCAGGGGCTCCATGTGCTCGCCGGGCTTGCCGAGGTAGACCACCTCGGTGTCGGCGGCCAGCCGCTCCTCCCGCTCGGCGTCGGGACGCGCCCGCATGTATGCGGGCTGCTTCAAGCGGTAGAGCGGCTGGTCGTCCATGGGGCCTCCTGGCGGGAGAGAAGCGCGACGCTCAGACAGTCACGCTGTAGTTGCGGGGGTAGTACACCACGTCGTCGCGGCCGAGGACGAGGTATGCCTGCACCGAGCCGGCGGTGAAGTTCTGCGTGCCGACCGTGTAGTTGAGCCGGATGTAGAGGGGCGTAGTGTCGGTGCCCTTCTTCGGCCGCGGCAGGCACAGGCCGAACAGATACGGCTCGTTCGAGAGATCCGTGTTGTTCAGCTGCGTGATGGTCATCACCGGCGAGAGCGCGGCGTCGACGTAGGTCACGTTGTCGGCGCTGTACTGCACGGCCACCTGGAGCGTGGCGCTTCCGGCCGCGCTGGCAAAGTCGCCGCTGCCCACGATCATCAGGTAGATGTCCGTGCCGATGCCGACATCCCGCGGGTTCACCAGGGTGACCACGTTGTCGCTCACCGCGGTGGCGGTGAGCGCCTGGGCGTCGCTGAAGCAAAGCTGGCTGTCGAGCAGCATGGCCGTTCTCCTGTGGCGCCGCGGCGCCCGTCAGTCCATCAGGTCGAGGGTCGCCGCCCCGTCAGGCGGTAACGGCGTCCTCGGTCGAGAGCAGCTGGTCCACGGTGCGGATCGGCACGCCGCGGAACATCGTCACCGGGCGGCCATCCCACTCGTCCATGGTCAGCAGCACGTTGGTCTTGTTCAGCGCCTGGAGGTCCAGGAAGGTGCCGACCGTGCGGTTCACGTAGATGGCGAAGCGGCCCTGGCCCACCACGCCCGAGGGGCGCGTCGCCGCCTGCACGTTGGCCACGCCACGCGGCGCGGTCGGGAACAGGTGGGCGGCGCGGATCAGGCCGTTGATGATGTTCGCGGCGTTCACGCCGGACAGCGCGGTCACGTCGATGTTGGCCAGCCGGACCACGGCGCGCCAGTCACGGACGCACAGGCCGCTCTCCCACTTGAAGTGGGACTGGTAGACCTGGTAGCGCGACCCGTTCGAGTTGACGTTGGTCCATTCGCCCAGGTCCTTGTGCTGGAGGCCGCCGATCTTGCCCTTGGGGAAGATGCCGAAGCAGGTGTTCGGCCCCCACTGCATGAACCAGATCGAGGTGTTGGTCGAGCCCGAGCCGCCCATGTCGATGACGTTGTTGGCCGTCTCGGCCTCGCTGGTCGACAGGGTGTTGTAGCGCGGCGCCAGGCCCATGATCTGGGCCGGCGTCTCCAGCGCGTTGCTGTAGAGGAGCGCGCCCTGCATCTGCTGGGTCATGCCCTCGAAGAACGACGCATCCTCGCCCAGCCGGAACTCGGCGGTGTTGCCGTTCAGGTCGGCCAGATCCTTGTCGATGACCGAGTAGGCTTCGAGGTTGCCGGTGCGCTCGGTGATCTGGGCGGCAGTGCTCTTGCCGGGCGTCACGCCCTGGTAGAGCTGGCGCCAGGTGCCGGACGGCAGGCCGGTGCGGACGGTGGTCTTGTAGCCGTCCGTCTGGTTGCCCTCCATCCACAGCATGTCGTCCATCATCTCGTTGGCCTGCGACAGCAGGTCGACGATGATGGCCATGCGGCCGTCGTCGTCCACGCGCTTCGCCCAGTCCATGAGCGTCAGGTAGTTGGCGCCGAGCACGGCCATGGCTTGTCACTCCGCCGGTAGTCCTCCGCTCGCGCGGGGGGATTGAGTCGTCAGGCCGCGCCCTGCTGGGCGGCGGAAGGGTACATCGCGGCCAGCGCACGCCCCGGCGGAGGCGAGACATGGCCGCTGTTGCCGGTCTGGACCGGCGTGGCTTCGGTGTAGGCTTCGGCAAGACGGTTCACGAACCGCAGGATCTCGGGGTGGTTGGCCGCGCCGGTCAGGCGCAGCGCCTCCTTGAGCCCGGGGGTCCCGAACCGCTCGATGACGTTGCTGACGCGCTCGACGGTGGCGGGCAGCTTGGCGCCGCCGATCTCGGGGTCGGCGCGGACCTGCGTCTGCCACTCGGCGTTCAGCGTCTGCCACGCGCGCTGCG